CTAAAGAAGAGTGGGGTACTAAGTCAGGTAAGCCTAGTACCCAAGGAAAGAAGGCAACTGGGGAGCGTTATCTTCCTAAGAAGGCTAGGGAGGCTTTAACCAAAAAAGAGTATGCGGCCACATCCAAAAAGAAAAGAGCCGACACTAAGAAAGGTAAGCAGCATAGCGCTCAACCCAAAAAGATTGCAAAGAAAACACGGAGCTATAGAAAATGAGTAAGAAAAAAGACCCTCGACTAGCTAGAGCAGGAGTAAGCGGATATAATAAACCGAAGCGTACACCAAGTCACCCGAAGAAGAGCCATATTGTTGTGGCAAAAGAAGGCGATAAAATCAAGACAATCCGATACGGGGAGCAAGGAGCCAGTACAGCAGGTAAGCCCAAGGCCGGTGAGTCAGAAAAGATGAAAAAGAAACGTGCAAGTTTTAAAGCCCGCCACGCCAAGAACATTGCTAAGGGCAAGATGTCTGCGGCATATTGGGCTAATAAATCTAAATGGTAGAGAAGGCTGTTAGCTCACGCTCAAGGTAGTCGTGCATCTTCTCCAGTTTGGGTTTAGCGTCACGGATAATCTTACGCAACAGCACAAGCTCATCCCCCTTAAACACTTCATGTAGTCGGTCTTCGGGGAGTCCACCCATCTCTGTTAGGATGGCCCCCGAATGATTGACAATGATTTTAAACGATAGTATATTAGCTTCCTTTGCTTTCATGTATATCCCCTATACTATCTCACAAGCCCCACCAGTACAGGCCAGCTCTTGAGAGCCTGTGGTGTTGTCTTCAGTTTCAAAATAACCAAGGTCAGTCCAGTTAACACCTACTGGCATTTCTGATACTAGCTTGTCATATTCTTCTACAGTAATCTCTTCATAAGGAGCCTGTTGATATGTGTGGTCGCTGACGGGTAGAAGGCTAATGCCGCTACAGATGTCAAAGTTATCCCATATCCACTGTGCTACTTGGAGGAACTCACTGTCCGTGTAGTACACCGTGATGCTCGGCTTGTGCTCACACCAATGATTCTGGTAAGTCTTCCACAAAGCTAACTGCTCCATAGCCCCCACCATCTTCACTGTTGTGCTGCCCTTGGGAGCCTTCACAGGGAAACCAAACACTAATGATGAGTCTGACATAACGTCTTGTTCAACGGGGAACCCTGCTGCTGACATGAAGCTTGCAAGTGGGTCTTTCTTGTCTGAACGGACACGGCGAATGTAATAATCAGAGAAGCGAGGATGGATGCCACTAGCACTATCAACAAGCTGAGACACAGTACCAGATGGCTTAACAGCAGTAACAGCCGTAGACTGGTTAATTCCAAGCTTAGCAGCCCATTTCTTGTTGGTCTTAATTGCAACATCTCTTACGTTCTCCAATACTACTTGACAGTGTGGTGAGTCAGCCCGGCTCAATAGTTCGTTGTCCATGATGCCAGTCATGCTTACACCCAGCAAGGCTTCTTCTTCAGTGTTCTTCTTCCAGATGTTACGTAAGTATCTGAAGTCAGTCAAGGTAGCTTGCAGTGTACCAATGATAGCAGCTACTTCTGCTTTAGCCATTAGTGTTTCTTCAGTATCGTCTGCACGTACAACAATCTCCGATAAATTGCAAAACTGGTTACTGCGTAAAATTATCTCACTGCAAGGGTTAGTTCCGAAGTCGTAGTCAGGGTCACGGCGACCATTACGTCCTGCAATCTTCTGTGCTGCTACACGACTAAACAAACCACGCTCACCTGCCTTAGACTCATACAGTGTCTGCATCTCATTCAAGAAAGCTTCGAAGTCTGGCTTCTCTGTGTAAGCTACAGAGTTGTTAGCCAATCTACGGTGACCTTCATTCTCCCACCATGCACCTGACTTAGCTTTAGCCATACGGCCATCAGACAAATTAGACAAGCTGATGAGTGCAGAACGTCTAACGCCGCCTACAACTACAATGTCAGCAATCTTACACACTACATCATGGCACTCAAGGCTTGTTAGCTTACGGCCTTCTGCCTTCCTGAAGATGTTAACACAGAAGTGAAACAAATCGTCTAGTGGTTGTGGGCCTGATGCTCTACCGCCAAAGGTTTCTAAACGTGCGCCTGCCTCTCTAACATTAGACATGTCCCACTTAGGAATCTTACCTGCGTACAGCATAGCAATCAACTCACGAAACGCTGAAGCCCAGCCTACCTTGCTGTCGCCTACTACAATGGTAGTGTCGGTTGGGTGGAATGACTCAGCAACTACAGGAAGCTTAGTAATGAAGTTGCGCTCTACGCTGAACCCTACACCTGTGCCGCACATCAACACGTACATCAGCTCGTCAAAGCTACGGGGCGAATCAATTGCCAGATACGAACAGTTAAACCCTGCTACGTTATCCTTGTCAAGTGCTACACCCGCTGTCATTAAGCAGCGCATTGATGGCATTACTTCAAGACTGTGAATAGAGTTGTATAGCTTCTCGGCTGTCTTCTTGTCAATCTGACCACGCTTAGACCAGAAGTCTACATAACGCTGCACTGTTTCTTCCCATGTCTCTCTACGGCCTTCCTCTTTCATCCATCGTGCATAGCGGCTCTTGTGTATAAACTGTTGGTACTGTTCCATTAATCTTTATCCTTTAATTCTGGGTGAGTGAGTGTAACTATCTTCCATACATCTAAGTAGAAGTCGTACACATCTTGTCTGTTCTCATAAACTATAACCGCAGGTACATAGACTGGAGAGATTATAAAATAACCTAACGCTTTAGCCACAAACTTTATCTTATACAGCATCTTCATCTTCCTCCCAAACTCTACCAATCGTTATAACAAAAAACGGGATAAGTAGTACCAGCCCATCAAATGCCATTGCGGTCATTTCGTTGTTTCGTATAGCCCAAACTGGGCGGCTATCACACGACTCTAAATCTAAGCCGATACCAAAGCGAAACTCAACGCTCCATAGCATGTTCATAAATGTTCCAGTCATCTACCAATACCTTTTTTATTTTCTGTTGTTGTTTAGTGTCGGCCTTGTGAGCCTTCTTCACTTTCTTAAAGTTTTTCTTGCGCTCAAACCTGCCACGCCGTTCTTCTTTTCTGTCTTCCATCATAGCCAACCTAGATTCTTTGCGTTACTCACTATAATCATAAAGCATGTGAAGATATGGACAACCCACCAAAAGGTGCGGATACCTGCAACCATGTCCGCTTGATGGTCTGTTTCTCCAACCTTCTCGCCTAGCGACTTAGCCCATATCCTCCACCACTTCATCCTCCAAGCGCTCCTGCTAACTTGCTCAAGTACCACTGAGCTTTCTGAACATCCTCTAAGCTCTTGCCTTTATAGCTGTAACGCCACAAGTATTTCATGCAGTTGCCCTTGAGGTATCCTCGGAATGCATCAGCACTCATAGACTCTTCGATAGCCTCGATACACTCAACGCTTCCGGTGTTGTAATGGCTTGGGTTATTTACTGCATCTACATCTTCTTTAGAAACTTTAAGGGCATAGCCGTTTTCATCGTAGCTGTCAAGCTCTTCTTCTGCGGCTGCGTCAAGATAAACCTGCATCTGCTCATCTAGTGTAAGCTCCTTTACATCCCAGCAGTCTCCAAACAAGTCTACGTCTTCTGCGTAAGCTGTCTGCGCTGCTGGCTTTGTGCCATCATGTACCCAGCTAAACTTTAAACGCTTTTGATACTCCTCAAAGGTAGGCTCCCCTGTTTCTCTAACTCTGTCCCAGTCTTGTGGGGTTGCGTCATTAATGCTCATCTTTAAAGTCCTCTCTGTTCTTTGCGGTAATCCAGTTGTCTGGTATGGTCTGTTCACTAAACCATCTAAAGTTGTTGGCTGATGCCCACTCTCCATGTGTACGCCTCGTGCCGTCCTTACGTACCTTGGCGGCTGGCATAGGAGAGTTAGGGTTGGCAAACAGAAACACTAACTCAACATCGTCTGGAAGAACCTTTGCTATCCAGATATACTTAGAGTATTCTGCACTGTCCCAGAAGCGACCCTTTGCTTCGAGCAGTATTTTCTTGCCTTCAATTTCTTTAACAAAGTCTGGCTCGTACTTGTGACTAATTGTGTACTCAACCTTGTCAACGTGAAACTCCCATGCATCTAGGATACCGGAGTGAAGCTCGTATTCCCAGTTAGAGTCGTAACCCTTAACTAAGTTCTTCTCAACTGGGCGCTTCACTCTCGGCTTCCTATATCCTTTGCGTACTTTCTTCATGTGACTCCTTTCGTTTAACGCTGACTCATCTTCCATTCAATGTCTTGAGAGCTTACATCCTCAACCTGCTTATCAGGAAAAATCTTAATCAACTGTTTAATTTTGTTGCTCAACCACTTCAATGTATAGAAGCTAGTGTGGACTGTACCCTTAGCCCAGATGTGGGTTTGTGCAGGGAGCATTTCCCTAAAGTTATCTTTGTTAATCTTAGAAGCCTCCTCAGTATCAAGGAGGCTTTTAAGCCATTCAACCTGCAATGTTTCTGCATGTTTTTTTATACGCTTAGATTTTGTTCGGTTCATAGTATCTCATCTACCTTGGGTTCGACTACTACTTCTGTTAAGTATTTATAGCCTGTGGAATATTTAAAAGTTCTCAGGCCGTTACCATCATTAGAATCTTTGTGGCATTCATGCTTATACTTACACCACGTACATCCTTTAGGCAGTTGCATGTTTCCTTTCTTGCCGTCAGGGGTAGGATTATAACACAGTTTAGGTGGAATGTTAAGCTCTAATTCGTCTTTTAGTGTAATAATTGTATTTTTTATGTTGGGCTTGTCCAAGTCATCCGGAACAAACATACACAGCTCACCGCTTTCTTTGTTGATAACAAGGAAACCACCCTCGTCTGTGCCTTCTGCTTTCTCGTAACCAGCAAGCTGTCCAAGGTAACCGAAGGGGTCATCAGATGCCAGTGTGCCGTTGCGGAACTTGTTGAAGGCAAACTTGGATGCGGACTTAACATCTACTACCTGTCCGTTAATCTTACAATCCATGTGGCCTACAACACCTTCGACTGTTACTTGCTTCTGCTCATCGGTGACGTTGTGTCCTGCCATCCTTACAAGCATGAGTACAATCTCTTCTAACACATGACCATAGAGAAACTTAATCTGTGTTGCACCGTCTACACCGCCACGCCCTTTAGGGTCACGCTTCTCAAACCACAACTGTCGTGAGGGCTTACCTACGTTAGACATTCGGACAGTGAAGTCAGTGTCTCTAGGTCTTGGTGTTGCCCAGTGAAGTATAGCTTCTTTCATTGAAGCCATTGTAAGGTCAAGCGCCTCCTCCGTTATTGGAAGAGGCTCACCGTTTGAAAGGTTTTCAAGTAACTCATAGATGTCGGGAACTAAAGTATTAAGCGGCTTCTGATTCATCTTCTAACTCCTTAAAGGCTTTGATTACATCTGAGGAAAATAGCTTCTGTAAGTTTAATAGATACATTTGACTGGCTCTATTGTCACCACCTGATACTGTTTTAAAACTGTCTAATCGTTTAACAATCTTTCTTAATGTGTTTGTGTTGAATACAAGTGTACAGTATTCTTCATCACCAATACATAAGTTGTGAAACCAATAGTCAGATTCTGTTGCATCAATCCCTGAAGGTTTACCATAAGACTTATACTCAATGGCGATGTTTCCTGTCTTAGCCCACATCCCACGCTCTGATTTAACTTCTATCTTCTTGTTGGTGAGCATGTCTGCAATCTTATCTTCTCGTATCTCACCGTACTGTAGGTCGAGGTCGAACTTCTTTCTGTCTGCTTTAATGGGTTTCATGCCAGCCGTCTCCGATATTGTAGTCACCGTCTAGGGGACAATTTAATTTTAAGTTTATACCAGCTTGAACAATTGCTTGAACACCTAGTTCGCCTACTTGCTTTGCGTTTGATTCTTTACATTCAATCTGCCACTCATCGTGGACGTTAGCTACAAACTTAGCGTCAACCTTAAAGCTCTTGAAGTAACCATCAAGGATAACCAGCGCCTCCTTCATTACGATTGCTCCAGCACTCTGCAACAGTGTGTTGAGTGCAGCATGTTCAGAGCGTATAGCTAACTTACGACCGTCTAACCCTTTGAGGAATCCCTTTTTACTTTCTCGTTGTACTCGTTGGACAAGAGATTTAAATGATGGTAGACTATCAAGAAACTGGCTTCGCATTTGTCTGCCTCTTGCCTTACTTTGTCCAGCCACTGTCCCAAGCTTTGCATCTCCAGCTCCGTAGAGGAGGGCATAGATGAAAGTTTTCGCCTGATTTCTTGATTCAAGTCCTGCAAGTTTTTGGTTAGCTGTGTGAATGTCTCCGTTGAGTATTTCATTTGTGTATGCCTCATCGTTCATATAGTGAGCAAGCATTCTAAGCTCTAAGCCTGAAGCATCAATGCCTACCAGTTTGTTATCAGCCTCTACAGTCCAGCAAGCTCTACACTCTTTACCGTAGGGTGAGTTGGAGCTAGGTATCTGTGCCATGTTAGGATGACTATGTGTCATGCGGCCTGTCACTGCACCGTTAGGATTAACATAACCTCTAACCCTGCCGTCATCCTCTACTGTCTTGAGCCAACTGTTTACCTGAGCTAAACGCTTCTGAAGCATTAGGTAAGTGGAAATCAGCGCAGCTTCAGGGATACCTTTAACTTTGTTTAGTGTACCCTCATCAACGATGGGCTGACCAGTAGGTGTGAAGTTCTTAGGAACCCAACCGGCCTCAATCAATACATCTCCAATCTGTTTGCGAGAACCTAAGTTGAACTCAGTATATGTCTTACGAGTTACTGGCTTGTCAGTGTTGAGCATCGCTGTCCACTCTTCGTCTGTAAGCCTGACACCCTTGTCGTGTTGGTCTTTAGCTGTCTTAGCTATCGCACCAGTCTTAGTATACTGAGGCTTGAGTATCTGTGTCTCAACCTTGGGCTTGACAGTCTCATGTACCTCAGCTTCTGTAGCATCTAACTTCTCTTGGAACATTGCAACCATCAGCATAGCTTTCTTTACATCTAGCTTGAAGCCGTTGTCTCGCTGCTTATCTATAATCCAAGCAACGTCATGCTCTAGCTTAACTGCTTGTGGGGTGTAGCCCCTGCTCTCTACCCGAAGCTGCTGATATACCTTTGTGTTTAACTCTACATCACGCTGGCAATACTTGAGCATCTCTGGTCGGTAGTAATCCCACGCATCGTCTTGCTCACCGAAGTCACCCTTAGCAAACTTGAGGCGGTAACCCCAAGACTCTAAGCCGTGGCCGCCTTCTCTGGGTGGCTTGAAGAGACGGGATAGTACCAAGGTATCTACAATCTGCTTGTCACTGAGGTCGATACCTGTAATCTTCTTAATAGCTGGCAGGTCATAGCCAATTATGTTGTGACCGATTAGTTTGTTAGCTGCTCTAAGTAATCCGTAACCCTCTTCGAGCTGTGTATTGTCGAACGTAAACACATCCATAGTGTCTACGTCCTGTGCCACAATACAATGTATCTTGGTGGGGTTGAGGCCGTCTGCTTCTATATCAAATACTAAGTTACTCATAGCTCGTCTCCGTCAAAGGCATCATAGTTATCACCGTCATCTACTTCTTTAAGTCTGCCTGTTACTGAGTCGTAGTGTAGGCTACAAGCCAGCCCAACATCACCAGTGTATCTGGACTTGAGTACCCTGACCTTAGTGGTCGAAGCCTCTACCTCGTCATCTGATTGTTGGTTGCGCTCTAATCCTATAACACAATCGCTTAGCTGAGCAATAGACTGTGAACCTCTAAGGTGTGAGAGTCCGGTTTCGATACCGTTCTCATGCCCCCTGTTACCTTCTACCCTACGGAGGTGAGACACAAGTATCAATCCAGCACCAGTCTCTTCTACAAGAGAGCGGAGTCGATGCATGATGCCGTCAATAGCTTTGCGCTCATCGCCCTCCAAGGCTTGAAGAACTAACATGTGAAGGTGGTCAACTACAACCCACTTACAATCTAATCCGACAATCAGGTAGCGAAGCTTGCTGAAGATGTCTTCTAGATTGTTGACACCAAGGTGAGCATGAATCCAAACACGACCCTCGTTCTCTCCCATGAATACCTTGCGGTAATACTGTTCAAGCTTCTCATCACCTATCTGATTCTTAACGCTGTCAAGATGCAGCTTAGAGTTAGCTTCAACAGCCATGATACCTTCAGCAGTTCGCATCCAGTTCTCTTCAAGAGCTACGATGCCTACGTTATCTTTGGTGTTGTTGATGAGCCAGTGAGACAGCTCTCTAGTTACAGAAGACTTACCT